GCCGTAACACTTGTAAGCACGTTAAGTTTGTAAGCGCACGTATGGATCAGAACAATGGCAACTACCCGTTAGAGATCTCTAGTCGGGCAACTAAAGAAGATGCTGATAAAGCAAAGAAGTCAGATGATGACTTCCGAGACTTCATTATAAAGTTTGGAAAAATAGAGGTCTATTAAATGCGTAATGGGGATATAAGTAACGAACTACCAAAAAGAGTGTTAGTCATCATGGACATCTTTATGACTGTAGAAGTTAGTGTAAAGAAACGTTTTAAAGTTATACCTGTACCAGTAGTAGAGAAAAAGCTTCGTAGAGACATATTGAGCTCTTTGTATCTTTTTACTACTAACCGCGGCGTTACGCTAGAGTTAGTGTCCTACGACTTGGATGAAGAAGAACTATCCGCGTCAATGGAATACATTGATAAGGTAGGTACTAATCCTTTTAGATACTTTTCTTCGTACGACTCTATAAATCATTTAATGGCTGACCTTCCTTACAGGCCAGAAGTCATTGGGGTTATAGACGCACCAAACAACTTGTTAAGATACGGTCACTGGGGATTGGACTTCAATCAGTTATGAACAACGAAGCAAAGTTACTAAGCAAAGTAATTGAAGACCGCACTGTCGGTATTATTCTTGAGCGCGGAGTAAACGAGGAATGGTTTGCAGATGCAAACGATAAAAAGGTATTTCGCTTTATCCATGACCACTACTCTAAATATCAAGAGTGTCCTAGCCTTGACGTCATTACTGACAACTTTCCTACATATCAACTCTTGTATGTAGAGGACACGATTGACTACTTTATTGATCGCCTGGTTGAAAGCCGTCGTAAGCTATCTATTATCCATACTATTGGAGATGCGCTTACCTCTATTGAAAAGGATCAAGACCATGAAGGTGCGCTTATTGCTATGGAGCGCGGTCTTGTACGTTTAGAGGAAGAAGGATTAACCCGATCTAACGATCTGGAAATTACTAAAGAAGCCGCTAACGTATTACTGGAGTATGAGTACCGTAAGAAAAACCCTGGCATGCTTGGCCTTGCTACAGGGTTCCCTACTATTGACGCCTCTACCTCAGGTCTGCAACCAGAACAGTTAGTGGTAATCGTTGCGCCCCCTAAGACAGGTAAGTCCACTCTTGCTTTGCAGATCGCTATTAACTGTCACCTAGACGGAAGCGTTCCTATGTTTATGTCTTTTGAGATGAGCAATACTGAGCAGAAGAATCGTTACTACTGTATGCGAGCTCGTATCTCGTACCAGCGCTTTATGACAGGTAACCTGACTCCTGACGAAGAAGGTCGCCTTGTAAAGATTGTGGCTGAGGGAGTTCCTCAAATGCGCGACAAGTTCTGGTTTGTAGACTCAACAGGCGGTCAGACTGTAAGCGCAGTGGCTAGCAAGATCCAGAGCAAGAACCCAGATATTGTATTTATTGACGGTACCTACCTGATGATTGACGAGCAAACTGGTGAATCAAATACGCCACAAGCCATTACCAACATCACTCGTTCTCTTAAGCGTTTAGCGCAGAAGATAAAGAAGCCTATTGTTATCTCTACTCAGGCTTTGGCGTGGAAGATGCGCGGTGGTCAGGTTACTACCGACTCTATTGGTTACTCCTCTTCTTTCCACCAGGACGCTGACGTTATCTTTGGTTTACAGCGGGTAGATGAGAACGTAGATGACACTCGTACTCTTCGCGTTATTGCCAGCCGTAACTCGGGGCTTAGTGAAGCCAACCTTCTATGGGATTGGAATACTGGAGCTTTCCGTGAGCTTAGTGAGGATGACCTAGCGATATGACACTAGATGAGATGACCGAGGTTCTTTCTCGCCTTGATATAGAGGTTATTGGAAACCGCGGAGATGAGATCCAAGCTCATTGTCCAGCCCACATTGAGCGCACAGGTAAAGAAGATCGCAATCCCTCTTGGTATATAAACGCTGATTCAGGCGTCCACAACTGTTTCTCTTGCGGTTGGAAGGGAAGTCTCTACTCATTAGTTTCCTATGTAACAGGGACCGATTATGATAAGGCTACCGAGTGGCTTGGCTCATCAGACGGTCTGCTTGCAAAGTTTAATAGGATCACACGTGAGGCTCAAGCAAAGATAGAAGAGCCCTCTCGTATTACCGAGTCTATGATGAGCGCGTTCACTAGTGTTCCTCTAGAGGTAGCCAAGTCCAGAGGACTGTCTGTAGTTGACTGTGATGTCTATGGTGTTAGATGGGACGATCGTAATAACAACTGGATCATCCCTATTCGCGACCCTATCTCAAACAAGTTACTTGGGTGGCAAGAAAAAGGCCATGACCGCCGTTACTTTAAGAATGTGCCGTCGGGTGTAAAAAAAGCGGTAACCCTATTTGGTTATCACCAGTACAGGCGCGGGGACATGATCGTCGTTGAGTCACCCCTAGATGTAGTAAGGCTAGCCTCCTTAGGTATTGCAGGAGGTGTAGCAACCTACGGGGCTATCGTTTCCCACCCACAGTTCAATATGATTCGAGGCGCCGATAGGATTATCTTTGCCATGGATAACGACGATGCTGGTCGTGCATCCTCCAAGGCTTTACTCAGCATGTGCTATGAGTTTGGCGCAGAGGCGTGGTTCTTTGACTACGGTAACCTTGACGTAAAAGATGTTGGCGGTATGAGCCTAGATGAGATACAGTCTGGTCTGGCAAATGCCAAGCATATGATTAAAGGGGATAAAGCAATATGAAAAAGATGATCTTGTTTTTACTTACATTAGTACTTTTTCCAATAAATTCTGTTCAGGCTTCTACACCTCAGGCAGTAGCTATTATTGACTCAGGTGTTAATACCGCCTTGTTTAATAACATCGTCACTGAGGTATGTGTACTTGAGTACTCCTACTGCCCAAACGGTAAATTAACTATGGAAGGCCCAGGTGCAGCCAATACTGGTGTACAAACTAACTTAACTCTTACGCACGGTACCGAGATGGCTTCCATCATTAACAAGGTAAACCCCTCCGTTAACTTAATTCCTATTCGCATTGTCGGTATTACTGATAAGGGCAATCCTTATATCTACTCCAACAATGCCGTAAAGACAGCCCTTGATTGGGTAGTGGCAAACTACGTTAAGTACAACATCACCGCTGTAAACGTCTCCCAAGGAAAGATCTTTGCAGGATGTTCTGTACCAGACGGTACCGCTCAAGATGTCGCTATTCTTAAAGCACATAACGTGGCTGTAATCGCCGCTACAGGAAACGATAGCAACCGAACCGCTATTGATTCTATTGCTTGTCTACCTGACGTAGTTTCTGTAGGAGCCACAGATAATCCAGATTCAGGAACCTCAGGCAAAGCTTACGACCCAACTGCAAAGCCTTACATTGCTCGCTATAGCAATGGAAACGCGCAGACCAGCTTCTACCTAAACGCTCGTTGGTACACAACTCAGCCAAACGGTACTCAAAAGTTTATGGTTGGAACCTCAAACTCTACGGCAGCATTGACTGGCTGGTGGACCCTTAATCGTCAAACGACTTGGGCTGCTACTTACAGCCTAGTTGCTTCTACCGCTAAAGTTGCTAGCAACGAGTGGCTAACAGGAAAGTACATCCAGCTCCCATGATTATCGGACTAACAGGCTACGCAAGAAGCGGTAAAGACACTGTTGCTAACATTCTTGTAAATAACTATGGATATACCAGGGTTGCCTTTGCTGACAAGATACGAAATCTACTAGTAGAGATGGATCCTATTCTTGAGAACGGACACCGCCTGAGCTCTACTCTTGAAGAGTATGGCTGGGATCTTGCTAAGGCTAAGCCTGAGGTACGACGGCTCCTACAGACTTTAGGCGTTGGCGCCCGAAAAGTGTTTGGAGAAGGTTTTTGGGTTCATGAAGCAATGAAAACCATGCTTAATGATCCAAGACCAGATATGAACTACGTAGTAACAGATGTTAGATTCTTAAATGAAGCCAATATGGTAAAGGCTAATAACGGACAAATTTGGCGCGTAAAGCGGATAGGGGTTGGCGCAATTAATTCCCATGTCTCTGAGTCAGAGATGGATGACTATAAGGTAGACCAGATCTTTACTAATAACGGTACTATTGAAGACCTTGAACTAATGGTCAAGACTCGGATGAACGGCTTAAAGTGAGTCCTTACATTGATAAAGATGTAATGAAGAAATACCAAAGAAACTGGATGCGCAATCGTCGTCAGCTTTGGGTAGATGCTCATGGCCCCTGCGCACACTGCGGAGGTTCTGATAGACTTCAGGTAGACCATATTGACCCATCTAAAAAAACCATGAACCCAGCAAAACTTTGGTCCATGTCCGATAAAAATGACAAAAAAATAGCGGAACTTGAAAACTGTCAAGTGCTTTGTCACACTTGCCACTGGAAAAAGACTTTAAAAGAAAGAAGGGAGCGTAAAGAATTAAATGACTTTTACGGGGACTCTCCTCCCATACCAACCTGAGGCTGTAGACCGCATGTGCGAACGCACCAAGATGTTGGTGGCTTATGACCTTGGGCTAGGTAAAACTGTTCTTACCATCGCTGCTTTAGAGCGGTTGATGGATGAGCAGAAAATTACCGAGCCAGGCCTTATAATTTGTCTATCCTCACTTAAATACCAGTGGGCTAATCAGATAGAGAAATTTACCGATGGTACTTCACGCGCTTTGGTCATTGATGGAAGCCCAAAGAAAAGAGCAGAACAGTACGAAAAAGCTGCAGACTGGCTTAACTCAAAGGTTAACTACATCATTCTTAACTACGAGCAAGTTGTTAACGACTGGGATCAAGTCAGCAAACTCCCAAGAGGATTTGTAGTATTAGACGAAGCTACGGCTATTAAGTCGTTTAAGTCTAAGCGTTCTAAGCACGTTAAAAAGTTATCTAATACCCCTTACCGCTTTGCTCTTACAGGCACCCCCATTGAGAATGGAAAGCCCGAGGAGCTTTACTCCATCATGCAGTTTGTAGACCCTACTGTCTTAGGCAGCAGGTTTGATCTGTTTGACCAGACCTTCATCGTACGTAATTCCTGGGGCGGGGTGCAGCATTACCGTAACCTGACAACCCTTCATAATAAGATGAAAGACGCCTCAGTGCGTAAAGCGCAGAAGGATCCTGACGTAGCCCCTTACCTACCAGAGGCTATCCACAAAGACCCTATTGATGTGGACTTTGACCGACGCTCAGCCAGGTTGTACATCAGAATAGTTAATGATCTTATTGCGGATCTAGATGAGGCTCAGACCCTTTTTGGTTCTAACTTCAATATCCTTGCTCATTACGGCGTAGATTCTTCTCGCGGTGGGCCAGAGGACGAGATGCGTGGCAAGATCATGTCTAAGATCGGGTGCTTAAAGATGCTCTGCTCTCACGCTGAGTTACTACGCACCAGTGCTACCAAATTTAGCTTAATGAATGGGGAGGGGTCAGCTTATGCTAGGGATCTTGTTGATAGTGGGGCTCTTGATGGGGTTCACGGTTCACCTAAACTGGACTATCTTGCGCGATTTGTGGCGGATTTTCTTGAACAGGACGAAGAGAACAAAGTAGTTATCTTTGCTACCTATGTAGATATGCTGGACCTAATCGCTAAGGAGCTAGGTCCAGACCAGTGCCGCCTATACTCGGGTAAGCTTGACGCAAAGACCAAAGAGGAGAACAAGATTGCTTTTAACAATGATCCTTCTGTGCGTGTGCTCATTAGCTCTGACGCTGGTGGTTATGGCGTGGATCTACCCGCGGGTAATCTCCTTGTTAACTACGACCTCCCCTGGTCCTCAGGAGCAGCTACACAGCGAAACGGACGTATTATACGAGCTTCTTCTAGATTTCAGTCCGCCGTCATACAAGACATCATTATCAGAAACTCCATTGAGCGCAGACAATACGAAGCCCTCCAACAAAAGAATGCGTTGGCGAGCGCGGTAATTGATGGTGAAGGTATTGATGATAAAGGTGGAATTGCTATGAATGTAAGCGGTTTAAAGCAGTTCTTGATGACCTCTATCGTATAATTATCGGATGCCTAACGCACCTAAGACACCTACGCGTACTATCCGCGTCCCAGATGACCTCTGGCTTCCTGTTCAGAAGAAGGCCGCTAAAGAGGGCGTTACCGTTACCAGCGTCATTATTAAGGCGCTAGAAACCTACTTATCAGAGGTTGACAAGTAACCTGTAGGAGATTAAGTTATTGCCACTAACCAAGGGGGCAATATGAGTTTAGATGATATTAAGAAGAACGTACGTCAGTTCCTTGCATTAAAGAACGAGATCGGTGTACTAAGTACTCGTCAAACAGAATTAAAGTCGCGGCTTTTAAACGCGTTAGACAGCGTAGAGCCAGACGACAAAGGGCATCGTACGATGCAAATTATAGATGACCACGTAGGCGAAGTGCGTCTAGTAAAACAACGTCGTGTATCTAAGACACTAGATATGGATATTGCAGAAGCAATCCTTGTTAACAAAGGTATTAAAGACCAATGCATTAAGATGGTACCTACGTTAGATGAAGGTGCAATCATGGCCGCTTTCTACGAAGGCTACTTAACAGAAGAAGACATTGATACCATGTTCCCATCTAAAGAAACATTTGCATTTTTGGTAGACAATAAATGACAGATGATTTCATAGACTCTACTTTTGCTGACCTAGATGTTTACTATCCAGGCAGTAAACGCAAACGTAAACCAGTAGTGGTGAAGGCACCCGAAGTTGAACCCGACTTTGCGTGGGATATAAAGCCCTACAAGAAAACATTACCCAACGGCAGAGACCTTGAGATGTTTACTATTGGCGCGTTAGCGGCGGCTTTAGGAAGACCTATAATAACCATACGTGCATGGATCAAAGAGGGCTACCTACCAGCCGCACCTTATCGGCTACCTTCTAGTAAGAATGTCCACGGTAAGGACCATCAAGGCCGTAGGCTTTATTCTCGCGCTATGGTAGAGAAAGCCGTTGAGTTATTTCACTCAGCTGGAATTCTTCACACAAAGCGTATAGAATGGTCCTTACACCGACATCTCAGCAATGAGATTGCCGAGGCTTGGAATAACATCCGAGCATCCGAAACCAAATAAAATAAAACACAATCAAAGGAAAATAACAATGTCAGATGCACAAACAACAGCAGTAGGTTATACAACAGAAAACGATGAGTTTTCAATTGATTCAATTGCAGATCGTCCAACACAGGCATCATCAACAGCAGTAAAGTCAGGTTGGGCAGCAGCAGAAATTGCTCCTGCAGGAGATTATCCAACCGAGTTCCGTTTTAACGACGGCTTCCAAGTAGTCAAGTTTCTTGACGAAGATGGTCCCTTCGCTGTATATAAGCAGCACTTCCTCCAACAGAAGACTGAAGGCAAGCGTTCATACGTATCGCTTGGTGCTAACGATCCTCTATGCGTAAAACTTGGCAGCAAGCCAGAAGAGAAGCGCGCATTCAGTATTGTTAATCTCAGCGCTCCTGATGGACCACAGCGCCAGATGCTTATTGCAAGCCCACGTTTGTTCAAGTCCCTACACGCTGCACACTTCTCACCGCAGGGTCCTCTTACAAAGAACTACTGGGCAATCAGTCGCTCGGGTAAGATGCAGACCACTACGTACCACATCAACCCAGTTAAGCCTCGCGATCTGCAGGAAGACTGGAGCCTTGATGAGGCAACAGCAGAAGCAGCAGTAGCTTCTTTTAAGCCGTACACACGTGCGGATATTAAGGAGCCAACTTGGGAAGAGCTTGAAGCAGTTGCTGCTTCGCTTTCCTAACAACTAGGTCGCTGGAGGGTCAGGCCATCTATCCCCTTGGTTCTGGCCCTCTGGCTTTACAGGGGATACAACTTGAATATAATTACAACCAAAGAACAATTAGATGAGATGGTTGCCTACTATCTAAAACAAGACGCGTTTGCGTTTGACGTAGAAACTGTAGGAGATCATCGCGGTATACCAGCAGTAAACGAAGTGATGTGGATTTCTTTTGCCACTCACGGGCGCGGAGATGTTATTCCTATGGGCCACCCTAACGGTGAGTTCATAGAGTTAATACGACCTCTCACGGGCCAAGGAGAGAAGAGAGTTGCTGCTGGTCTATCTGCCAGACCATTAGATTATTCACGGGACGACAAGAAGGCCGATAAAGTATTTGGTCCTGCCCCTAAGCAGTTGTTTCCTGCAGAAGTATTTAAGGCGTTAGAGCCTTTGATGTTCAATGAGAACATACTTACCATTGGTCACAACTTAGTCTTTGACCTAAGCTCAGTCACCAAGTATTACGGGCGCGTACCCGTTGGTCCTTACTTTGACACCTTGATGGGCTCCTTTGTCTATGACAATAGAAACAAAGGTAAGCTTGGTCTAGACGACTGCCTACAGCGAGAGCTTGGCTACAGCATGGAGAAGGGCATAGGCCATAAAGTTGAGGAGTACTCCTTTGATGAGGTGGCTAAGTACTCATACCTGGACTCTAAGTACACATTTCTTCTGTGGAAGGTTATAGCCCCAAAGATTAAAGAAGTAGACGTAGAGAAGATTATGAGCCTTGAGATGGAGGTGCTACGGGTGCTTTGCGATATGAAGTTAACTGGCGCCCCCATTGACACAGATCATCTATCAGAGTTGAGCGCTAAATTGGAGGCAGAAGTTGAACAAGTCAGATCAGATATCTACCGCATCGCTGGTCAGGTATTCAATCTTAACTCCAACGCAGAAAAGCAATGGCTTTTATACGGTCCTACAGAAGAAGGTTGCCGCGGTCTTAAGCCAGAGATCCTTACTGGCGCGGGAAAGAAAAAGAAAGCCAACCTTACATACAAAGATTATTCAGTATCCGCAGAAGCACTAGAGCCTTTCCGAGAGTCGGATGAGTTAGTCGCTGCCCTGCTTACATACTCAGACTTAAACAAGCTTCTTAGTACCTACGTGGTTCCTTACCTTGGCGGAGAAGTCACTAAGACTACTAATGGTAAGTCTAAGATTGAGTCCAAGGAGAGCATGCTTATTAACGGCCGCATCTACGGTGATTTTGTGCAATGGGGCGCAGAGACTGGTCGGTTCTCTAGCCGTAACCCCAACCTGCAAAACATTCCTAACCCACGTACTGCGCACGGCAAATCTATCCGTAACCTATTTGCTGCCCCAGAAGGGTACAAGCTTGTAGTTGCCGACTACTCTCAGATCGAGCCACGGATTATTGCATCCATGTCTAAAGATCCTATTATGCTGAAGAACTATCTAGAGGGCGGGGATATCTATACCACTGTAGGTGACACCATGGGCGTTGATCGTGCTGCGGGTAAGGTCCTTGTACTGGCTATGGCTTACGGTGTAGGACCAGATAAGATTTCTCGTCAGATCGGTTGTACGTTAGAGGCTGCTAAGAAGCTACTTAATGACTTTGGGGTTAAGTTCCCATCCATCAGCGACTACCGATATAAGGTCATTGGCGTTACCCGTAACAAGGGTTACATTGCCACTATTATGAACCGCAAGCGGTTCCTTCCAGACATTACCTCTAAGGTGCCAGCCTTTAGGTCTAGTGCTGAGCGTCAGGCATTCAACACGCGCATCCAGGGGTCAGCTGCGGACATCATTAAGCTTGCTATGATTAGGGCCCACCAGATGATCCCAGAGGGTTCCAAGTTAATCCTTACGGTACACGACGAACTAGTTACGTTAACTCCAGACTCACTTGTGGAACAGACGCAGGCAGCTATCCGCGAAGCTATGGAAGGCATCAACATCTTAGATGTGCCATTGATTGCGGATATGACAGTTGTACAGAGATGGGGCGATGCCAAGTGACTTGGTTTAGGCGCAAGAAAGAAGAGTACGAGGTTGTGACCTCTGAAGTACCCATGACCACGGTATATCGTTGGTACCTGTATGACACTGCCCTGAACGAAAACATTAATGAGTTGGCAGAAGCAGTTGGTCTTACCCCTATTAGTAAAGAGGGAGAAGCAAAAGAGCTTGAGGATAGTGAAGAACGTCTACTAGAGATCCAACAGCTGTACCCGTTTATAGATTCTATATCTGACATCAGCGCTAAAGTCCTAACCACCCTTCATGTAAAAGAGATAGACACTCTTCCAGATGAAACTAAAGAAAATATGTTAGAAGCTCTAGACGACATGTTTGCTGTCTATAAAGCTGTAGCGTTTTCTACGTTAATCGGCGCTTTCTCAATAGGTATCAATCTTAATATGATTCAGACTAACGCTTTAAATATGGATGTACTCTACTTAGGAGAAGATAATGAGTAATGCAGATTGGTTCGCACGTAAGCTAACCCAACAACCTGTACCACAGCAGCAGCAACAGCCCGCTCCCGTGTATGCAGCCCCACCCCCAGCGCAATACGCGCAACCCCAACAGCCACAGTATCCACCTAGCCAACAGATGACCCCACAAGCAGAACGTTGTCCTGGATGCGGTAGTGGAAACTACGGCGGGGCAACCCCCGAGTCTCGCAAACGTTGTTATGATTGCGGCTACCCAATCCAACAGTCAGGTAGCGGTGTTGGCACAGGGATCATTGGTAGTGGTGGTCAAGCATCAGGACCAGCAACACCAGCAGTACAAGTACAAACAGGCGGATGGAACCCACAAACGATCATTGGACACATTTAATGGCAACTATGACAGCAGATTTAGCTAAGGTATTAAAGGATCTTAACAAGGCAATGGGAGAAGGAACTGTTGTTCTTGGCTCAGAGATCAGAGATGACTTCATGGGTCGTATAACCACAGGTTCCGTGTCGTTAGACGTGGCGCTTGGCGGGGGCTGGCCTATTAACCAGTGGCACGAGATCATTGGCGAAGAGAGTCAAGGTAAGACAGCGATTGCCCTTAAGACAATTGCCGCTAACCAGAAGAAAGACCCAGACTTTACTGCCGTATGGGTTGCAGCAGAGCAGTGGGTGCCTAGCTACGCTGAGATGTGCGGGGTTGATACCTCGCGTGTGTACGTAATTTCTACTAATTTAATGGAGGAAGCCTATGAAGCTGTCATCAAAATTGCTGAAAGCAAGTCCGTGGATTGTATTATTGTTGATAGCCTTCCTGCCCTCGTTCCTAGCACAGAGGATGAGAAAAACATGGATGAGTCAACCGTTGGACGAGGAGCGCTCCTGACCAACAAGTTCTTCCGTAAGGTTGGCTTAGCCTCTAAGCGGTCTTTAATTGACTACGAGCGCCCATTTATCGGCATCATTATCAACCAGTGGCGCGAAAAGATCGGCGTTATGTACGGTGATCCACGTACTACACCAGGTGGTAAGGGTAAGAACTACAGTTACTTTACCCGTGTAGAGGTGCGCCGAGATGAATGGATTGAGGCAGGTACAGGAGAAGAGAAGCGCAAGGTAGGCCAGGCTATTAAGTTCCGCGTTATGAAGAACAAGTCTGCAGCCCCAGGAGCAACTGCTCTTGTTGACTTTTACTTTGCTAACGGCGGTGAGTTAGAGGCTGGAAGCATTGACTTTGCCAAGGAGTTAATCTCAATTGGTGCTTTGAACAAGGTAATCACTCGTGCAGGCGCTTATTATCGGTATGCCGAGCGTCAATGGATGGGCAAAGATGCTATGCTTGCCTCTATTCGGGAAGAGATTGACTTGCAAGAGGCCCTTGAACGGGATGTATTAGACTCAATTAAAGCTGGGTCAAAGTA